GGTAAAGCTAAACCAGCGTGACGGCAGAACCAAAATTGAAGTGGTATATAAAGTGTGTATTCATCAGTTGCACATGTAGCACTTGAACTATTTGAACTTTGAATTTGTGTTAATCTAGGAACATTTCCTACCATTTCGGCATAGGCAGCCGCGTGTTCTTCTGTTTGTGTTAATTCATTCCATAAATGCATCCATTCTCCAGTTTGTTTATCAATTTGTTGACCTCCAATAGACAATTCAACTTCGTCTACTAACACATGACCTACCCAGTTAAGCCATCTAAATGCTCTATATTCGGTGCCGGTGGTTAATCCAGAACTAATATTAACAGATGGTAGTTTTGTTTGTAAATACATTCTGTATAATAGGTCACCACTTCTAGAAATTGTACAATGAATTGTGTTATCAAAATCCTGGGTTCCAGTAAATAATTGTTTTATGGATTCAATAGCAAAATTGGTGTGTCTTCTATATACAACTTTAAAAAATGTGATTTGGGGATTGCCAGTTAAATACATATCCTGGGCTCCATATGCTACTAATTGTATAAGTCCTCCTCCCATAATATAAAATAGACTAATATTTAAAATTAAGAATTAAATCTTTAAGTTAAAGTAATAATACTTAAAGAAATAAAAATATATTTAGAATATTCTGTATTTAAGGATGTCTTTCAAGACTAGAGTCAAAAAAAAGTCTCCAGTTGATAATAGAGTTACACTTCAGGCCAAGCATAACCAGAAGTGTGATTACTTTAACAAAAAAAAGCAAGATTTAGAAGATAAAAAAATAAAGGTTCAGGAATTAAATAGAAAATTAGCGAATTTTACTAAATCAAATAGTGAACTAACACCAGAAGAATTAGAAGAGAAACTAGATATCGTAGATAATATTAAATTACTGGAAAATGATATAAATACTGTAGAGCATAATGTAGAAGAAACCAATTATTTTCTAGATACTGGACGGATATTGTTTAATTATTCTCAGAGTAATATTCAGGCAAAAAATAAAAAAGTTAATGATTTTAAGAAAAAGCCTAAGGTAGGGCAAACAAAATCAGTAATGGATTATTTTAGTGGAAAAGGGGATCCTAATAAATCGTCCCCTTTAAAAAATTCTACATCGGCATCTACAGGAGTAGAAACCGAAATATCATCCAGTCCTCCTGACGCAAATTATATGTCCAAGGCTAAAATGTATGAGTCATATTTATTTAAGACTCAGGAAAATACTGAGAAACTAAATGTTGAAAGTGATGTTAATATAGAGATATGTCCAATGTGCAACCAAGAAAGAACACTTTATATGTCTGAAGGTAAAATGATATGTCCGATATGTGGTGATGAAATATTTATTTTAATAGATTCAGATAAGCCTTCATATAAGGAGCCACCTAGGGAAGTTTCATACTTTGCTTATAAAAGAATAAACCACTTTAATGAGTGGTTGGCCCAATTTCAGGCTAAAGAATCAACCGATATTCCACAGGAAGTATATGACCAAATACTTTTGGAATTAAAGAAGGAAAGAGTTACGGATATGAAGCTTCTCTCACCAATTAAACTTAGGGAAATACTAAAGAAGCTTAAGAAAAATAAATATTATGAACACGTCCCTCATATAATTAATAGATTAAATGGCGAACCTCCACCTACGATTAATAGAGAAACAGAAGAAGAATTACGTAGAATGTTTAAGGAAATTCAAATACCATTTCACAAATTTTGTCCAAAAACAAGAAAAAACTTTCTTTCCTACTCTTATGTGCTACATAAATTTGTAGAATTACTAGAGTTGGATGAATTTATACCATGTTTTATGTTATTAAAAAGTAGAGAAAAACTTCACCAGCAGGATCAGATTTGGAAACAGATATGCGAATATCTAAAATGGCAGTTTATACCGAGTGTTTAATTTTTATTTTTTTTATAAAGTTATATCTATATGGAAAACGCAAAGGAAATTGTTATAGAAAAGAATAAGATAAATTATAAGGATTTTTTAAAAATTTCAGTTAATGAAGAACATAAATGTGTTGCTATTAATGTTTTAGCTAGAGAATTTAAAAAACAAAAAAATTACCAGGAGTTCTATGATTATGTAGATAAATTAATGGTAAAATGTATATCTTATGCAAAAGAGCATTTTAACAAAGATACTGTAACTATATTAGCTGATTTAAGTGGATTTTTAATAAAACACGTAGACTATGGTTTTTTTAAGCATGCGATTCCTTATTTTAACGAAAAATTTCCTGATAATATGGAGAAAGTAATTCTTGTAAATATTCCCGTTTTCTTTAAGGCATGCTACAATGTAGTAAGTATATTTATTCATCCAGACACAAAAGAGAAGATTCTTTTTGAGAAAAGCAAAAAATTTAAAAAAAAGTTTGGAACAAGTAAGTTTACTAATAATCTAGATAATATAGACGATTCTGATGAAGAATGAAGAATAATAAAATTATTTAATATTAATATCTTAATGCTTAATACTTAATGCTTAATGCATATAGTAGGTGATACCATATCAATTACAGCGAAAATGGTTACTGCTACAAATCCAATGTAAAATCCTTCAAGTGATTTGATAGTTTTTCTTACTGGTATTGAAACTGCGGCATATGATACGGTTAGTAATACAATGAAGTATTTTACTAGTCTTCTTATTACTTCGCGATGGTTAATCATTATACTATATATAAATAATTTTTTTTTAGTTAAATTATTTAAAGAATTATAAATATACTTTCTTATTAATAAAAAATGTCAAAAACTACAATCCCCTGCGAGCAAGAAGATTATCTTGAAATTGATGACCGCATTCCTGGACAGAATTATGTCTGTATGTCATTTGTTTCACCCGAAGACACACTAGTTCAGGCTGAGCTGTTTAGATTCAATAAGTATATGCTTCAAGTTTGTAAAGAATTTGAAGACAGCATTGATGAAGCAGTAAAGAATGCGGGGGAAGACTACAATAACAAGATTACAAAGGAACTAAGGAACAAACTCAATTATCACCTTAAGTATCAATACAACCAGTTCAAGGATAAATTTGATGATTTTAAGTATAAGTATTCAGAAGAATTAGAAACACAGGTTAACGAACATTCAAATTTTAAAACAAATGTAAGAGGTGTTAAGATTCGTGGTGTATTTGATACCCACGGAGAAGCAGAACGTAAAGCAAAAATGCTTCAGAAACGCGACCGTTCATTCCACGTATTTGTAGGACAGATGGGCTACTGGCTACCATGGGATCCTTGCGCCGATAAGGTTCAGAACGAAGAATATCTGGAAGAAGAACTTAATACACTTATGAAGGAATACAAGGAAAACGAAGTAAGAAAGGATATGTTCTATGAAGAACAAAAGCGTGAAAAGACACAGGCTGCAATGAGAGAACGTATGGAGGCTGAAAAGAAAAACAAGGAAGAACAGGAGGCAATGAATACTAGTGTAGAAGTAACTGAAGGCGACGCTCCCGCTCCTTCTGTAGAAGGTGGTGCAACAGATAGTTCAGGAAATCCAGTTCAAACAAATACTACAAGCGAAGTAAATGATAATCTCCAGGAGGAAGACCCCTGGTTGAAGTCTAAGTTTTCCGAAGCTCCTGAAGCCGCGGAGGCCGATGCCCCACCAAGTAACCCAGAAACAAAGGAAATCTAAAAATAATATTTACACAATCATCTCTATTTTTTATTCTATCTTTATTTTAGATGTTATTAGGATTGGTTTTACTAGTAGTTATAATAGTTAAATTAATAACACAGTATAAGTATAACAAATTTAATAGTAAAAGTGAAAACACAGTAGTTAAATACCGTAAAATACCTTATTCTGTAGAGGACCAGTTTAATCAGGATTCAATTGAAGAAACAGCCGATATATTTTATAGCAGTTTTAATAATGATTTGTATTCGGTCTAGAAAAAAAACATTAAATTATATTAGTAGTATGAAAGAACTTACAGTTTTACTTTTTGTCATTTCTGTGGTTTTTATAACAGTTGGATATTTAGACCTTAAACTAAATTCAATTAAAAGTAAAAAAATAGTTGAATATAGATTCGTCCCTAGAAGTGTATTTGAAGAAATCAGTTCTACTGATATTTCAAAGAAATTTAACGATTTATTTGAATCACCGGGTGTATTATCAGAGAGAAGATCCCTTGATTATTATAGTTCGCAGCTGGTTTAATTTAAAATCCCTTTTAAAATCCCTTTTAAAATCCTTTTTTAACATTAATGGTGGGTCCTTTATTTCTTTTATAAAGTAAATCACCATTATACTTATCTTCATCCTGGGTATTTCCTGAGTAAAGATTATTATGATGTCTCCAGAAATCTGGTGCACCTATTCTAAAATCATCATGGGAACTGGCCTTATACCAGAATACTTGGTCCTCTAATTTATTTGATTTAGCATTATTGTGAATTACTAAGCATTCATAATTTTCGGTACATTGATTCATTACCTGGTTAAACATTTCAAATGTAGGAAACATACCTGCATAATGTTCCCAAAGTCTTTTTCTATTTGATACAATGTTTTCTCTTAGGATGAAAATATAATCAATATTTGTTCTAAGATTAGGTGGAATTCCTAGAGCATACTGCATTGTAATAATAAAAAGCATCTTATAATGTCTACCATTCATAAATAGGCAGCGGACATTTTCATCTTTAATCCAACTGTTATCATATAAGCAATCATCAAGTATTAAAAATGAACGTGGGTCAATATTACATTCATTATACCTAGACTGTTCTTCATTAATTTTTTTAATTACCATTTTCTGTCTCAGTAAAGAATTATTAATTATTTCAGGAGTATAAGCGTCATGAATAAAAAGACTAGGAATATGATTTGAATAAAATGAATTAGCTGATTCGGTGCCTGATATTACGGTTCCTATGGGTATTGACCTATGATAATAGAGTAAATCTTTAACTAAAAACGATTTACCGGTTTCGCGTTTTCCAATGAAAACACATACCTTATCAGATGTAATTGACGTTATGTCGAACTTCTTCAACTCCAAGTTCATTATAATAATAATTTGTATAAAATAAATAAATAATTGACGCAAGTAGATTTAAAGAAAGAGGACAAAAATAATATTATTATTATGCATATTTTAAAATTAGAAAATGAAAAATTCAATGTTATTAAGGAAAATATGTTAGAGAATCTAGGAATTGAAAAATTACAGTTATACTATCCTATTTTATCTCTTTATTTTAACTATTATAATAATGATTCCTTTCAAAGGTTTACATTAAAGTCACCTAAATTTATTCAAAGTATAAATAGTAAACTGGAGAACAAATATGAAGATTCCTATATAAAAAATATGTTTAATTGTAGTGTGTTTGACACTAGAACTGGTAATGTATCCAATGATAAAGATATATTCATTAAAATACTTCCAGTGTTAGATATGATGTCATATATGAAAAATGATTATAAGACATGTGACCCCAATCTACCAAATATTTATAATTATTTAACTAACAAAAAGATTAATAGTTATCATAATAATGCTTACATTGATAACTTTTTCACTTATCTTGGTTCAAAGTTAGTTGATTTACATATGTGTCCTACATTTCCAGAATATTTTGGTAGTTTCACTGGAATTGCTAATAGTTTTGATTTTGACATTACGGAGGAATATAATGAATTAAAAAGAATTAATTGGTTTCAAAATGGTCTAGACAAGCGATTTTTTCTTAAGCAAGTAGAAAATAAAAAGGTAAGTGAGTATTTATCTGAAATGAATAACTTGGAATTCACTGATCCAGACTCTGAAAGTAACAATGATACCGACAAAAACGTACATATAAGAAATGAGATTGATATAGATAATTTAGAGGAATTATTGGGAGAAGATATTGAAGATTCAATTTCAAATCACGACTCATTTTCTGAATCAGAAACTGGTTCTAATGTGAATTCAGAGTCAGATAATATATCAATTAAAAGTTTTAATTCTGATATATCATTTGATGATTCATTAAGATATTTATACTACATAACAGTAAATAAATTTCCAGTTCAGCTAGTTTGTCTTGAAAAATTAGAGGCTACTCTAGATAATCTTATTGAAAATGGATACGATATATGCGAAAGAGAATGGAAATCTATTTTGTTTCAAATATGTTTTGGATTATCTGTAGCACAGAAAAACTATGAGTTTGTTCATAATGACCTTCATTCAAGTAATATTATGTTTAAAGAAACCGCTGATGAGTATATATATTTTAGATATAAAAACAAGTATTTTAGGTTACCTACATATGGTAAGGTTACAAAGATTATTGATTTTGGAAGAGCGACATTTAAAGTAAAAAATCAAATTTTCTTCAGTGACGTATTTAAAAAAAATGGAGATGCCGAAGGACAGTATACCTTTCCCTATAATAATACCTTAAAAGACTGCAAAATTAAGCCCAACCGAAGTTTTGATCTTTCAAGACTAGCAACTACTATTATTGAACACTTCTCTGAGGAGTCAAGTATTTATAAATTACTTAAGTTATGGTGTACTGATAAAAATGGAAAAGATTTAATGGAATTCAATGATGACTTTAATCTTTATAAGCTTATCGCTAAGAATGTTATATCAGCAGTTCCAGTTAAACAATTAGAGAAAAAGATATTTCAAGAATTTTTAATAAAAAAAGAAGATATACCCAAGAATTCTAGAGTATATTATTATTAATTAGGACACATATTTTTACATTCACCAAAATCTCTAGTACTTCCAGTACAGGTATTCAGACATCTATCAGTACAGTATATTTTACAATCATCTATTATATTATCTGTCTGTAAACACTTTATTCTACAGCCCCTTTCATTAGATACAAGTGGTTGACGTTGAGAAGTAGTGGGCGCTGTTTCTTCAACTAAGGTTTCAACTTCTTCTTCATTATTTTGTACTATATTGTTTTGAAACCTTTCAGTAGTATTACTAGAATTATTTTGGCACATTTCATTACACTCTATTATTGGAGAGCCTTCCGAGAGTTTATAAGCACACTGTGATTTACATGGATTTTGACAGAATGTATCACAGTCTTCCATAGTCATAGTATCGTCTTGATAACATCTTATAAAACATGTATTTTGGGTAATTTCATCAGGAGGATTATAATCATCATTATCATTATCATTTTGAAAAAAGTCTACACTATTACCTATACCATTCTGATTTAAAGCAAAAAGTAGTAATGCTAGAAATAAACTTATTTTAAAATCACGTTTATACAAAAATAATAGTAAAAATACTAAATTTACAGCCTTTAATACTAATCTAAAGTTAATTGGTCTTACTTTCATTGATAATACTGAAATTAAGACGACTAAAATTAAAATAATATAGTTTCTGTCAGATTTATTCAACGACATATATAATTAGTTAAGGAATTAAAAATCAGGATCACTGATATTAACATTATTTAAATCAATAACCCTAAGGTCAGAAGAAGGTGCGGCTTGAGATACCTGGGGCGCTGCTTGAGCTGCACTACTCCACGGTGCGGAAGGTGTGTTTGCTACTTTTGGAGTGGTAGCAACTGCTACAGCAGGAACACTAGCTCCTCCTCCAGAAGGATTATAGAAGCGACTTTTAAGTGAGCCCAACATTGAGCAACTATTTCCGCTACATGAAGCGCTTCCAGCACCTCCGCCAGTTATTGGACATCTATCCTTCATAAAAAGAACGAGAAGAACAAGCAGATATGAAGCACTATATAATCTAGCCCAGAATATCCAATCTTTTATGGATTTTGTATTATTTTTTTTATCTGAATTACGTCTTTCAATAAAAACGACTAAAACTAATATTAAAGAAACAACGGCGGCTAAAGCAAAGTTATTACCTAATATTTTAAGCATTGTAATAATGCTAAAAAAGAAATTAAAAATAAAATCTAAACTCAACACATTATTTTCTTTCTAAAAATCATCATCACTTTCTACAGAATCATTGAAAAAGTTAAAGTTCTTTTTTCTACCATATTTTCTTAAGACTTCCTTTTTCTTACGGTCTTCGTCGTTTAATTCACTTGTTTTAATAACAATTTTCTTAATATTACTGACATCTTTTTCTAAAGTAGGAGTTTCATTCAATGATACAGGCTCATTCAATGATACAGGCTCATTCAATGATACAGGCTCATTAATTGTATCCATCTGCGTTATTTGTCCAGCTTCATTACCAGTGTTATTTCCCCCGAACATATCTACTTGTGATAATTCATTATCAAGTGTATCCAGACCTTCAATTGAATCTAAATTAATGATTTCATTTTCAGGGTGCTTTACATCTACTTCTGTTAAATCTAACTTTGTTAAATCTTCAAGAGAATCTACATTATCTAAATCAAGTGTTTCTATTTTCATACCATCAGTTTCTGTTTTAGTTTCAGTGACCTGCATTGACAAATTATTTTCACTAATTGTTGGTGTTTCTGTCTGTAAAACCTCCGATTTTATTTCTTCTAAAGATTGTGGTTCACTAAGTTCTACCTCAGGGGTTATCTTTTCTGTAACGGTATCTATAATATTAGATGGCTCAGCAGCCTCAGTAGTAGTAGCCTCAGTAGTAGTAGCCTCAGTAGTAGTAGCCTCAGCAGTAGTAGCCT